TGGGTTGTGGAATGATTATTGATTCTACTCCAAGACTAATGCCAATGGTACTTAACAAAGAAGGCAAATGGATAGGCAAGTTAGTTTAAAAGAATTACTGTTTTCAGAAACAGCTACAAGACTTGGAATAGATAATACTCCAACAGATCAAATTTTATTTAATCTACAAACATTAATCCAAGAAGTTATTAATCCTATTGTAAATCATTTTGGCGATATAAAAATAACCTCAGGTTATAGATCGCCAGAACTTTGTCTTAAAATAGGTTCATCAATTAAGAGTCAGCATTGTCTTGGTATGGCAGTTGATTGTGAAGTCTTAGGAGTGCCTAATAAAGAACTTGCTGATTGGGTAGTTAATAATTTATTTTACGATCAAGTAATTCTTGAATTTTGGAAACCAGAAGAAGCTAATTCTGGTTGGGTACATATTTCATACAACAAAGAAAATAATCGTAAGATGTATTTAAGAGCATATAAAGGAAACGGAAGAACTATCTATGAAGTCATTTAAAAAGCAAATCGGTGGAAGCCACTACCTTAAATATAAAATTGCCCCAGTAGAATTTATCATCAAAAATAATATTGGATTTGTAGAAGGAAATATCATAAAGTATATTTTAAGATTTAAAGAGAAGGGTGGTGTTCAAGACTTGGAAAAGGCAAAGCACTACATAGAACTACTAATAGATTCATCTAAAAGTAAGTAATATCATTTAAACTGCTTTTAAGGCATATTGGCTTTAAAACGAGTATAATCCCATAAGAACTCCAATCGTTAAAAAATAGGGGTAATTTAAGGGTTTAAATAGGCAAATTTAGAACATTTAGAGAACAATATGTCAAATTACATAGTAACTACAATAGACCCAAATTATGTGTCAGAAACACATGATATTGGTTCTTCATCAGCACAATCATCAGCTATTACAACTGGCTCAGGATTAATTAGAATATCAACAACATCACATTGTCATATTAAATTCGGTGCTAATCCAACTGCTACTGAAGAAGATTTAATGCTACCTGCAAATCATGTAGAAATATTTTCTTTTGTTTCTGGTCAAAAGATAGCTTTTATTCATCATGGTGGTGGTGCAGGTGAAATTAACATTTCAGCAGTAGATTAATATGCTACCAGCTTTAAGTGCTTTCGCACCACTACTTACAACAATATTTAAAACAGTTGATAAAGCTATTCCTGATAAAGATTTAGCTGAGAAATTAAAAGCTGAAATGAATATGCAGTTGATGCAATCAGGCACAGAAGAAATGAAAGCATCTGCAAAAATTATTGAAGCAGAAGCTAAAAATAATTGGTACGTTTCTGGTTGGAGACCAACTCTTATGTACTTACTTATTTTAATTGTAGCTTGGAATTATATTATTAGTCCAATTTTATTTCTTGTTATTAAAGTTAAAACACAAGTAGATTTACCTTCAGACGTTTGGACATTACTTACAGTAGGTTTGGGTGGCTATACGATTGGAAGATCAGGAGAATCTATTGCAAGAAGTTTAGCTACAAGACCAATTCAAGGTAAAGATCAAAACGGATAATTAAAAGAATAAAATTATTTAAAAAAAATGTACCTCAATGCTAACATACCTTTAATAGAGTGCTATGTTAGAGGTAATTATTTAAGAGATCAAAAAGATTCACACGATAAATATTTCTGGTGCGTAATATTTGGAGTTACGAGTATTCCTAAGCAAGTTCCTTTATTTAATTTTGTAATGGAAGATGGTGGTATCTGGTGGCGATCTCCTATATCTGCCTTCTGCCAAGATGAAGGAGTGCCTGAGCAACCTCTTGGAGAGTTATGTTTATGGGATTCTTTTTCTTACAATATAGCAGTTACAACATTTCATCAATTAGCAGGTTCTAAAGTTCAATTTTTACAAAGAGATAAGACACCACAATTAGGAAAGTATTTATTTACTTTAGATTGGTCAGAAGGTGATTTTAATGAATTAGATTTTGGTTATGCAAGTAAACCAGATCAGCATAAATGTGGGCATATTATAGAAATGGATAATGGTAACTTTGCTATTCAACCCAATAATAGAATGAGAGTATTTGATTCTAATATGGGAGTTAATTGGAATGAACCACCTTTAATAAACAGATTAGTAAATACTAGAACTTGGAGTGTTGAAGATCAACCTAAGTGGACAACATCTGAGAATGAAGTTGGACAATATAATTATGATTACAAAGACACCACAAAGTAATTTTTATTATGTTACTTACTCTATAAGTTTTGTAAGAGTGAATACAGATAATGTTAAAGAGGATATAGCTTATTGTAAATTCTTTGATACAGATTCTTTTACAAACTGTTCTTCTTTTTTAGCTTCCTTAAAGCACGTTAAGAAGTTAAGAATTACTCATGTTGATTACGAAGTTGAAAAAGCTAACTGGTGGGATTATGACGACAATATTTCAAACAATATTCACTAAAAATTTTTTTTACTAAATTTTTCAGTTCTCTTAACTAAAAATAAATATCGTTTTAATATCAATAATATATTTTTGCTGTTTTTTTAAATTTTCCACTTTACTAGCTTCTAGGCGATTTTCAAAAAGCGACTATGATATACTGAGTTAATTAAATTTTTTTATTAAATAAAAAGTTTGATTACTTTAAGGGTTAATAAGTATCGTTAAAGTATTAAATAATAAAAAGTAAAAAAAGTTAATTGAGTTCTTTAACATTGTGGGTGGGAATAAACAAAAGGGAAAAATATGTTCTCAAAAGAAAAAAAGTATGAGGTGTGGACTAAGCCAAAATTATTTTGGCACACAAATCATGGAAGCATAGATAGAGTAAAACTTTATGGTTATCAATTTAGCAATAAAGGTAATTTCTATGTTTATGTAAAACAAAACCATATGTCTTTAAGAGGTGGAAAATATATCCATAATAAAAAAACGTGGGTACATTCTTTGCCAAGAGAATATGACCAAGACAAATCATTCATTATTAATGTAATGATTGAAAATAAAAAACAAGAAATAAGAGATGTCATCAATAAGACTCAAAAACAAATTGATGATATGCCACAAACTCTAATTAAGTTAAAAGATAAAATAACTGACTTAGAGCAAATGGTAAAAATGGTTTCTGAAGAAAAATATCTTTGGAAAACATATACGAAGGCAAGTGAACAAACACCAGAACCTTTAAAAGTATATGATACTATTAAAGATAATGATGGTGTAACAAATGTTCACTTTTAAATAAACTAAACCCACCTACAATGTTAATTAATTTGCACTTCAAAGTATTCTATACCATCATTGGAAAAGCTTTTTAATTGCGACTTTGGTAATAGCTTTAATATTTGATCTACACTTTTAAAAATAATCTTATCTGCTAAAGGAAAGCAAATAGTAAACTTAGTATGATAGTTTGTGAATGATTGTTCAAAGTAAGTATATCTTTTAATATCTCTAACTTTTATCTTAGCTAAAGTTTTACCATTTTCACCATTGGTAGCATTTTTTAATTCAACAAAGAACTGCTCTTGCTTATGTGCTTCTTTAGGTGCGTAAACGAAGTAGTCTGGGAAAGCTTTGATAAGTGTTGGGAGTTTGGCAAACATAGGAATAATACTTTCAGCGAAAGATTTAGAATCATCAACAGCATTAAGACCAAGCTTCCTACACAAAAAGCCACGACTAACGCAATACTGAACGAAACGATCTTCACTAATGTTAAGATAATTCTTTGTGCGATTTTCATAAGACTCGTGGTTAAAGTTTTCAATGTATTTTTTATCATTCATTTATCTACTTAGTTCACGATTAGTTGCCATGTAACTTCTCCAAAGATCACAAAAAATTACAAGGTTAGCATACTTAGATTTTAGTAAAGTGTAATTCTTTTCAGCTACTAACAAACCTTCAACTATAATTGCATATTTAGAATCTGAATAAGAATATTTTTCTGCTTCTGCAACACTACAATTCAGTTTATAGTTGTGTTACTAAGTTACCCTAGTAATTTTTCAAAGTTAAAAGCTATTTTAGAATTTACAAACTCTCTAAGTCTTTTTGCCTTATCAAGTTTAACTTTATATTCTAATTCAAGATCAAGCAATTTTTTCTGCCGATCTCTTAGCTTCTGAACTACTTGTTGTTGTAGCATCATTTTCTAGTTTTATTTTGCTAGAAATCATTTTTATATTTATAGTTCTGAAGTCTAACAATTTACCTTCTTTGTTAGATAAAGCATCTTCTATACTTTTAAATTGCTCTATCACAACACCAGTAATATCAACTATTTTTTCTCTTATTACTGTCATTTATAACTATATATTTTTTATAACATTATGCAACTATGAATATGCAAGGGGTAAAGGGAATTTTGACTTCTTGGATTGAGTCCAAAAAAACCCCCTTGCATAAGAATTTCTAGTTACCGAAATTAACTTTGAATAAGAACTTTAAATCCTTAATCAACAAATCAACTTCTTCCTTATTAACATTAACTTTGCCAGATTCAATAATAGATTTAGCTAGTGCCATTACAAACATATATTCATCTTTATTGAATGATTTTTTCACCTCAGGTGATTCAGAATTAAACTCTCTAAGCTTAGATTCTAATTCAATAGGGTCAAACTGTCTTAGTTTAGACTCTAACTCAATTGGGTCAAAACTAGTATCTGGTTTAACTTCATTAGATGGTAGTTCTTGTATTATTGGTTGTTTCTTTTCATTTGTTTGAACAAATAAACTACCATTTTTCTTACTAGCAGAAACAGCTACGGAAATTTTTTTTCCCTTAGCTATTGCTGGGTGTAAGATTGCTGACCACAAAACTATTTCTTGTGGTGGTTCACCTACTCCAAATTTAAAATTAGGATATTTATTGGCTTGACCATCTTTTCCTAATCTATTGTCGTAAACATATTTTATTACTCCTTGTACGTTCATGTTATTTTTCTCCTTCTATTGTTTGATATAATTTAACACACGCAAAAAAAGCTTCACGTATTGTCTCGGATATATCAACCGATACAATTTTGTATTTACCAGTTTTAGGAAAGCATAGAATTTTTGCTCTATCTATTTTAATTCCTAATTCACGTTCTAATGCTACTGCGTAACCAACCACTTGAAGCCGATAATTAAAATAATTAGCAGACTTGCTTGTTTTCCAATCCATAACAACATAACCATCTTTGTCTTTTGCTAAACAATCAGTAGTTCCACAGAACTCATATTTATCATCTTTGTAATAAACCTTTTTTTCAAGATTAATTACTTCAAAAGATTCAGTAGCAAACCAATTTTTAAACTGCGTATAAGCATTTAAAACTTCTGGGTTATGAATTTGTGTTTCAGCACCATCAGTTAAAAATCTCTCTACGTTTTCATGTAGCATAGTTCCAATGTCTCCTGATCTGTCTCTTGAACTTAAAGCACTAGATTTAATTTGCTTTGCCAAATCTATTAGAGCAATCTCATCATATTTTGTATTTGGTTTAACAAGTTCTAAAAACTTTTCACTAGCTAACTTCATTCCCCAACCAAGTAATGCACTACCATTATTTGCACAAACTTTTGTAATTCAAACTCTAATTGAACTTGACCATTGTATAACGAGTATGTTGTCATTTTTATTTTCCCTTTATTTTAATTATACTTATAAACAATAAATATCTTGTTTAATTGTTTTCTTATAATCTGATTTGGTCAAATCGCCAAACAAACTATCAACAGAAACATTAAATATTTTAGCTACTTTAAATAATTGTACTGCTGACATTTGGTTAGTGCCAAGTTCAAATTTAGATATTTGTTGCTCACAATTAGTTCCTAAGAATTGTGCTAATTTTTTTTGCGACATATATTTAACTTTGCCAGTTATTGGTTCTTCAACCTGAGTATTAATTCGCAAGAATCTTAAATTACTTGCCAATGTGTTTGTTATGCTTTGTCTGTCCATATTGCCTTCCATTTTTTCATAAATTGTTTCCAATATAATGAGTTTGTCTTTTCAACATCATATTGTGGATATAACTTAAAGAACTCATCTAAAGTTAAATCGCTGTGATCTAAAAGAGCATAATAGTATTCAAAGTAAGTTTGAACAATATGTGGTTTCTTT